TCTTTTGCAGAGTGGTGTAAATCTCATCAGCAGTCATGTCACGATACTTTTCATCAAGTAGTCCACCTTCAGGCAATATCATGCCAGCATCAGTAACGACTAGATTAATTACATAATCACCAGCTACATTCCAAAGAAATGGGTCACGCTCATTAAGACGAAGCACATGCATGTAAACACAATGCATAACTTCGTGAGCCAGCAAACCAACTCTTTGCTCAGCTGTACACTTGAGAAAGAAAGTGGGATTGATTAGTAGCTTTTCGCCATTCGTTCCTGCTGTTGGAATATCTTCGGTAAACTCTGCTCCCAATCGTAAACAGAGCGTACCGAAGAATGGTTGTTTCAACAACAACGAAGAACGAGCTCGAGTAAAAGCTGTTTTAATATCTTCCATTAGTCATCATCTCCTAGTAATGTTGAACCAAGAATCACAGCGTTGAAATCGCCAGCATGTTGCTCGACAAAGCCTTTGTCTTGCTGTGCTTTTGCTTTACGCACATTTTTCTTGTGAATAGTTACCATTTTATCTGGGTCAACTTTTTGTACCATAGATGCCAAAGCACCACCAGGCCACGCTTTCAATGCTTGATTAAGCGTTTGAAAACGAAGCAACATCTTAGCAAACTTAGCGACTTCGTTTTGTTTGTTGATGTCGTACACATGTCTTTCTTTAGATATCTCAAGAGCTTGTATAACTGCTTCATCTTGAGGTGCTTTGTAAAGATTGAAAGGTATTTGACTTCGATAAGAATTACCTTTTATCAATGGTTGTTCTACTGAAAGAGGCATGTGTGCATTGTGCAGCTCTGGTGTTTCAGTATTGCACTCATACTCTTTAACCCAGTTTTGCAACTCCCAAGGTAAATCATCATAAGCTGGATCTCTATCTTTTTGGTCATAGCATTTTGTTTCGAATGCTACATGGAACTCATTGTCTTTGATAAAGAATGATTCTTCGCTATCTTGGTCAAGGTCAAAGAACTCTACATCATCAAGTTTTGTTGCATCCTTAAGTCTGTCAACAATAGGTTTGACATGAGTGTCATAGATAGCATCGCCAAGAGCCGCAGGGTACTCTGGTTTTGGTTTAGTGTTCTCATAGCTTTTCTCATACTCTTTGCAGAGATCAGCAGTGAGTTTGTTTGACATACGAACTGTAGCCATAATTTTCTCCGTTGTTACAATACAACATCTGCGTTCACACGAACCCAGTCTTGTATTGTAGGTTGATTGAATAACGCTTTGTCAATTGCAAGAATGCTTTTGACCAAAACGACCTGAAACTCAGTAGGTATCTTCTTACCAAGTTTCATAATGTTTTCTAGTTTAGATGGTTCCGCTCTAGAAGCCACTGCACCTGTAAGTGCATACAATACCGCAGGATCTTCCGATGGCATGTATGAACTAGGATTAGCAATCAAGTTGTCAATATCTGGCAACTTGTCTGCAATTTTTGCAAACGCAAGAAATTCTCCAGCAGGGCCCGTGCCAACGGCACCAGCAATACCAAAGAACAACCTTGAATCGTCCATGTTTTTCGTTAGTCTCAAACGCTTGTCGACGAATGACCAGCTTCGAGGAGTAGGAAAAGCATACTCATCAGCTTTGAAACTGTACAAAAGGTTAGGACGATAGCGCATGAAAGAAACCAAAGTAGTATTGACTTCATTCTTTAGCGCCCACTCGCACCAAGCATCCAAGCTCGGCTCGAGTTCGTAATGCATCAGTCTGTTTCTTACAGGTGAGGGCATTTGGTAGACTGAGGCACCGTCTGTTAGACGATTACCTGCAGCAAGACATGACCAACCGTCAGGCATTTTGTAGTCACCAACCTGACGAGTTAGTAAAAGTTGTAGAAACGCATTCTGTGTAGCAGGTGGCGCTGTTGGTAGTTCATCAATCATGAACAAACCACGAGGGCCATGCGTTTCTTCGCTAGGAAAAATATCTGGTGGTGCCCACGAAGTTATCTTCATAGCACCTGAAGCGACTGAAAGGTCGTCTCTTGTATAAGGTATACCACGAACATCGACAGGGTCGAATAGATTGGCACGAAAATCAAGCAAGGGTATGTTGAGTTCGTCTGCCACCTGTTGTGGTATTTCTGATTTACCAATCCCAGGGCCTCCCCAGATCATGGTATTGAGTCCGATACGCATGTTATCGCGTATCTCGTGTTTGAGATCTGTTGCTGTAACAGTCTGCATAGTTGTTGTATCTGACATAGTACTCCTCGTATCAAATAGTTATAGTTCAACGGGTTCGACATCACGAATCTTCACTTGTCCGTTTCGTATCATCTCGCCCAACCTTTGGGTTGCAAGCTTTTTGTAATCCACTTGCTCATCTACTGGGAATGGAGCATCAAACTCCACTACAATAGTATTGTGTGAAAAAGCGTCTACAAAAGTAGCTCGAAATAATCTAGTAGCCATATGACCTCCATATTTACTAAATACACCTAAAAAACTAGGTAATAATTTTTGTATAACTCGCATATTTTACTCCTGCATATACATACTCTCTGCGAATGTGCGAGCGTTGTAGCTCGCACGAGCAAAGACATTTAAATTTATAAAAACTAACTTGTCGTACAAGATTAAGCAAAAGATACGCCGTGTCGATCGGCGTATTTTTGCAAGGTTTCTGTACCAAGAACATAGTAGGCGAAGGTACAAACCGCTGAAGGCATCCGACGGCACGCACGCAGTGCGGTGCCCAAAGGATGGCCGGAAGCGTCTTTCCGATGTAGCGCGAACGCGCAGTGTTCGGCGCGGGGCATCGGGAAGATTTAGTTTGTACGAGCACACTACCAAAATAAAAAAAATTGGAGCTAGAGTTGGTTTTGTATTAGGGAGAGACCAACTCTAGCATAAACCTGCCATAATCTTGACTCACAGTAACTTGACATGACACGCGCCACCTGGACTGCCACAAGCACAACTTGACTTAACACACGCCAACGGGACATGACTTGCCTCGACTGCCTTGCATAAACTCACCAAAACTTGACGCGACTTGCCTGGGCGCACCAAACCAACGATGCCTGACCGGAACTGCCAAACCGGAACTTTCCGAGACGCAACCTGCCCTACTAGGCCACTCCGTGACTGCCAAACAGTACCCAACCACGACCCGCCTCAACGTGCCGGAACTAGACTGCCTAACCATGCCTAGCCTCGGCACGCTGTAACACGACGAGACTAGACTGCCAAGGAAAGTTAAGCTATCTTTTTAGATGACTTAACCTTTTGAAGTTGCATACGCTTACGCGTAATGGGTTTCTTAGCACTAGTTAATGCTGTTTTTGCACTTCTAGTAAGAATGCCAAATGCTTGCAATTGGTCTTGAATTGTTTGTATTCTGTTTTCTAAAGAAGTAAACAATTGCAATTGCAAAGCCTTGTCTTCCATAACTTGAGCTGTGTGCATATACTTTCGCCCTTCCTTATCGCGTAAACTAACAAAAGCTTTTACTGTTGTAGGTGTATGTTTTACAACAGTTATCTTTGCGTTAACGATAAGTTTCCTAGCTTGATGCAAACGCCACTTTTGTGACGCTTCTGTGTCATCCCAATCAAACAAATTGTGCAAAGGAGATTTTTTTCTCTTTGCACTTTGTACGATAATACTAGGACTCAAAGTCTTATGCTTTTTATGTAAAGCAATAAGCTCATCAGATATAATTTGCTGTTGAGTTATTGTTCCACTTAGTGACCCTTTAGGTCTTCCTCTGCCTCTTTTCATTTAGACGCTCCTACTTGGAAAGTACCAAAGGTACCGTTTTTCTCTGGACGCCACTCACCAACACCAACAGTTTGACCACCGTGGTTTAGTAAGTTAGCAATCTGTTCTACAGTGACACGATCAGCGTCGAACTTGACAAGCAACTCTGCTTTCCAGTTTCGAAACTCAGGTCGAAACCTTAGATCTTTGTTACCTTGAACATTGACTGGGTCTTTACGCATGGTTGGTTTAGAACCTTTGATTTGAACACATTCACCGTCCGGTGCATTTGGTAGCACAAAGAACAAAGTTCTTGTGTCAGTCATTGCGAGACCAAGACCTTTACCTGCACGCACAGCACACTGCTTGAACGCTGACGCAGGAAAGCCGAAAGAACCATCGTCTTGTAAGTATGCAGACTTCAGATACTCTTTCTTAGGGTCAAAAGGCACACGAGTTGACTTTTTAGCCTTACCTTTACGAGCATCTTCCATTTGCTGAATGATGGTTTCTTTCATTTTGTTTTGGATTAACGGAGTCAAACCAGTAACTTGTAGCTTTACTTGCTGAAAGTTAGGTGGATTGATTACGATTTGTTGTGATTTAGCCATAATATTTCCTTGGTTTAAAAGTTAAAAAAATGCCTAGCTAGGAATGGATATCTAAACCCAGCTAGGACTTGTGTAAGTCCGCAACTTTAAAGTCAGTCCCGACAGCGACTTACGGTACCGTCGGGGTAGACTGTTTACGCTTACGCGTTATCAAACATAGTTTGCATATGCTTTTTGGTCTCACCATTAAGTTTTTGTGAAGTTTTTCCAGAAGTATCTGCATACTGTTTGAAATTCCATTCAGCAAGTCTTTGCAATCTTTGCTCAACTGCTGACTGAACTCTTGCTCTTTGAATTGAAACTTCTTTCAAGCCAAAGGAATGGTCTAGTGACTCAAGAGCCTTAGACATCATTCTTGCCTTACGACCAAGGTCAAACATCTTAAGCTCACGCTCGACCAACCAGTCAGGTATTTCATCACCTGCTTTAGCCATAGCTGTTTGATAGTCATAAGAGATGCTTGCAAACTCTGCCCATGTTCTGGTGCATAGTTGCAAGAACGACAAGCCAGTTGACTGTGGGTCAACGATAGTCAACTCTTGAAAGCCGTCAACGATATTGTTGACTGATTTATCAAAAGCTTCTTTTTGCTCATCTACTGGTGCATAGCCTTCTTTTTCACTGAAGACTGGCTCAGTGCCAATCTTCTTGTCAAAGATAGCCATGATTTTAGCAACCACATCATCTTTGAATGTTGGGTTGCCATAGTCATCAAGCCTGTAATTCACATGGAAAAAGTCAGGCATTACAATGCTCGCTTTGATAGAACGAGCTTCTACACCTTCGGGGTCAGCATTGGTATCACCAATGTATGCACTCTCAGGTGTATCATTTGTGGGCAATAACTCTTTAGTTTCTTGCTCACTAGGGTCAAAATGTCCACTCATATAAACTCCTATATATAGTAAAGTGATTTATAAAACGCATTTACTCACATAAATGCAACCTATTAATAGCTGTCGTAATTAACTAACTATTCTTTTTTGAGCTAGCTTTTATACGAGCTAACTCTTCGTTGATTTTGTATCTGATGTCATGTTCAGACTCTGTAAACTTATCTACAGTCTTCATTTCATCAAGATGTTTCATCAATTCATTCATAATGTACTCCTAATAAATACTGTAATTTATCTAGTTTCAACGAAAGCGAGGCGGTAGCCGAGCTTTTGGCGTTGTTTGTGGTACACCCTGGTACACCCTAAGTTATTGATTTTATTGAATTATGACGTTAGGGTGTACCATTACCAAAAAGCAGGTGGTACACCTGCAGGCCCCGCGTTAGCAGGGTTTCGTGGTAGGTGTACCATTTGTACCGGTTATATTGTTGTTTAAACAAAGATTCTATAACCACGGTCCACGGTCGATTACTAAAGCTAACGCAAATCCTGTGGTACACCTGGTACACTTAGCGCTTTTTTGAAAAAAGCTCAGCAAAAATAAGGTTTTCCGGTGTACCGGTACGCTGTTTCACAGCTGGTACACTGCTGGTACACTCGGTACACCTCGGGCATTCGTCAGAGACTCATAGACAGTGGTCCACTACTCGTGAAGTCCACATCACTAGCGTGATGATAGTAGTCTATTGGCCTGATGATAGTAGTTGGCACACTGAGACCCACGGTCAACGAGGAGCGAACGCAGTGAGCGACGAGGGACCGTAATAAAATGCCACGAACTTGTTCGTGTCCTCGTTCAATCGAGCGAAGCGCTAGCGAGCGAGATCAAAGAAAAGCCACGAGCCACGAACTTGTTCGTGATTAGCGAGTGACCAAGTCTTTTTTTAAAAAAAGAGAGGGACGAAACCATATATCATTCTGGTTTCGTCCCAAGGGGAGATATTATTTATCGTCGTCTAGAAAAGACTTGAAATCATAATTGATTCGAAGCCAAGTGTATATGAGCATACACTGGGCTGAGATAGTTGTAATAAAGAACATACAACCAAGAGTATAGAATAATTCAGTCATGCTCTCATCTCCTCAGGGTGAAACAGTTCATGGAACTCAGCCTGAAAGTCAACGAACTCTTTGTGTTCGTTGCCAGGCTTTTGTTTCCAATTAGCGAACTGCGTTTCCATTTCTTGACGAGCCATGGCTAGAAGGTCTTCTTCTGTTGGGACGCTACTGTTCTGTGTAACAGTAGCGTCTTTCTCTTCATCTTTGGAGAGAGAGGATAGTTTCTGACCTTCATCGATACCTTCGACGATATCATCAAGTATTTGTTTACCGACACCAAGTCCATAACCAATACCGATGAGACCAAGCTTAGTACCTTTGTAAGCTACACCGACAGCGCCTTTGAAAGCGTCGCCAGCTAAGCCCATGAAAGATTTAGGATTGCTCATTAGAATCTCCATTGTTATCAAATATGTAAAGAGTTTCGATATCACCATTGGAATCGACACGAGGCGCGAAGTCCACATGTATATTGATTCCTTTGTCAGTCTTAACTGCTCTACCAATTGCGAGCCAGCGATTTTTAGTTTCTAGCTCTCCCGTGTCGTTGTTTTTTTGTTGAAAGGTACGACGAACCTTCAATTGATTTACTTTTGACATATATTCTCCAAAGTAAAGTTGAAATTAGCTAGGTATTGCTACCTAACACCTATTTGAATTTATCTAGCTTTCACGAGCGAGTCGGTAGACGAGCCCGTGATTACTAGTTTGATGATAGTTACCTTTCGGCCCATCGTCTTGTAAGTATTGGATATTCATCCAAGCTGATATCAGCTTCCCATTGTCTCCAAAGCTTTCTAGCTTCTAGTCTAGCTAGAAGGTGGAGAGGTTTAGGTTCACCGTCTTCGGCTCCGAATAAGAAGTTAAGTCTTAGTTCTTTCTTTTCTTCTTTAGTTAGTTTCATATCTCACTCCTTCGTGATTAATTGTTAAAATTACTTTTATTTATCTAGATTTAAGAACTTGGACTGGTCAGTCCAAGTTCTTTATTCTTTCAAGAAGAGTAGGAAACATATGCTTCCATATCCCTTTATCTTGGATATGGGTAAACTTTACATCTCTTAATCTTCTTAACCTTTCATACTCTTCAGGATTACTCCTAAAGCTTTCCAACATAATCTCTTCCATAAGATTTACATTCCAATTATTATCAGTCTTGGTACCTTTCTTACCGATAATCTTTAATCCTTCTCTCCACTTTTTATTATAAACAGAGGCATCAAACTCACCGCTCTTCCAAGACTGATAACACATTTCAACAGTAATAAAATACTTACCTTCATACCAGAAGGGGCGATAAGCTAAATTACTTAACCACCTATTCTCATTACTTCCATACCAAACATTCATATACATAACATCTCCTATTTAATTTACATACATTTATCTAGTCTTCTACGAAGCGAGACGGTAGGCGAGCGTAGTCCAAACTAGAACCTGACAAGGTTCCAAAGGCAAAAAATCAAAAACAAGGTTCCAAATCGGGAATCGGGGAAGGGGCGTGGCTAGAACTGATGATAGTAGACGGTGAGTGAGCAATATAGAATAATATTTTTTTGAAAAAATTTTACCAAAAAAATTTTCTAGCAAAAATTTATGCTACAGTGAGCAAGCATGAGTACGAGGAAATGTACTTCTTGCAAGAAGGAGTTGCCTTTAGAAGAATTTGTGGCTAAAAATGACCGCGGTACAGTTCATTCTAAAAAGTGTAAACCTTGTTCTTATGCGTTACGACAAAAGAATGCTAGCGCAACACCCCAGAACTATTTGACTCGTTTGTTTGGTCAACTTAAACACGCGCGAACTAAGAAAAAGAAGTCAAAAGTTGAATGGGATATTGAATTAGAAGATGTTTTGGAGTTGTGGGAAAAACAAGAAGGTAAGTGTGCATTGACCGGTTTATTCATGACATACCATAAAGATGGCAGTGGTAACCGAGATCTGAATGCTTCTATTGACCGAATAGATCCAGATATTAAGTATGTAATTACCAATATTCAGCTAGTTTGTAGTAGAGCAAACATGTTGAAACATACATTAAAAGAAGATGAGCTTTATTGGTGGGCTAAAAATATAGTAGAATCCAAAGAAAATGACTGATAAAGACCAAAATTTTGAACAAGAAAGGGCCGAGCTTCAGTCTCATTATCCCTATGTCGATGTCAAACTCAATGAGCTAAGTGTTCAAGAAGAACGCCTCATTCTTTTTCATCTCCGTGGCATGTCAAAAGCTGCAGCGGGACGCGCGGCTGGATATAGGGATAATGAGCATGTCTATAAAGTATTTAAGAAACCAGCAGTACAAAAAATGGTTGCTAAGATGCGCGAAGAATTCAAAGAAGAGATTAAATTTGATAAACAAACAGCGACAAGTATGTACTTGGAAGCGCACCGTAAATCTGTAACAGCAACAGAAGAGAAAGTTATCACCGATTCATTGTGCAAGCTCCACGGTCTATTTGCTCCAGAGCATGCTACACAAATCAACATCAATCTGGATAGAACTGTAGAACAACTAGAAAAACTACCAGATTCTGAATTACTCAAGATAGCGGGAACTGATAACCAATATCTCATGCCTAAAAAGGATGGAAATAAAAAAGATTGAATGTCTAACGTGTAAAGCGTTACATCCAGATACGTTGTACCCGAGCGACGATCAGATCTGCGTGTACTGTAAAGCGGACGAAGCAGAAAGAGTTGAAGAACCTGTAATTGAAGAAACTCCAGAAGAACCAACTCCAGAAGAAACTGAACAACTAAAAGCCCAAAAAGAACTTGCTTTACGAGCCCTAGCCCGTAAACATTTGTTACCATTCGTTGAGCGTTTCAATCCAGACTACGTTCCGGGTTGGGTACACAAGGACATATGTCTACGGTTGGAAAAGTTTAGCCAAGATGTAAATGACAAGAAGTCACCTAGACTTATGTTGTTTATGCCACCACGACATGGTAAATCTACTTTGGCTTCTGTTGCGTTTCCAGCTTGGCATTTGGGCAAGAATCCTGAACATGAGTTTATTAGTTGTTCGTACTCTGGATCGTTGGCCATGAACTTTAGTCGTAAAGTTCGTCATCAACTAAGAGAACCTAATTTTAAAAATGTCTTTTCTGGTGTATCGCTCGACCCTAGTTCGCAGTCCGTGGAAGCATGGAATACAACCAAGGGCGGTGGTTATGTAGCAGCGGGTGTTGGCGGTGGTATTACCGGTAAAGGAGCGCACGTGTTAGTCATCGATGACCCAGTCAAGAACAGAGAGGACGCAGAATCCGAGTACAATCGAGATGCAGTATGGGACTGGTATACATCTACTGCGTATACACGACTGGCCCCCGGAGGTGGTGTACTCGTAATTCTTACCAGATGGCACGATGATGACTTAGCTGGTAGGTTGCTACAAGCGGCAGCCGCGGGCGCGGATCAGTGGGAAGTTGTTAAGTATCCAGCCATCGCCGAGAAGGACGAAGAGTTTAGAGAAAAGGGCGACGCGCTTCACCCAGAGAGGTACAGCGCAGAAGCTCTGACCCAGATTCAAAGAGCGGTAGGTCCACGAGACTGGTCAGCGCTGTATCAACAGAACCCAGTATCGGACGAAGGTGAGTACTTTAATCGAGAAATGATTAGGTATTACGACGAAAATGAAGTAGACTTTGA